AGATAGCCAAGATGTCACTGGTATTGTTACCACAGTTGGTGGCGGCGGAGAAGTAGTCAATCAGGGTATCATATTGATTAATAATATGAATCAAAGACCACTAATTGATTTTGTAATGCAGGAGAGATTAGATCCAGGTATCGGAGCATCTGTTATTTTCACTGGCACTAACAGAGAAAATCTTCCTAGAGGTGGTATTGTTGAAAATTACACTATTGGTTTTGGTACTAATTATCAACCCTTGGTTGCTGCAGCAGCTACTGCAATCATCAATGGTGCTGGAGCCATTGAAAGTGTAATTGTAACTGGTGGTGGATCTGGATATAGATCTGCACCCATTGATATTCAAGTCTTCAATCCATTGGGTATTGGATCGACTGCTGTGCTTCAAGCCACCGTTGGTTCTGCTGGAACAATCACTGGTATCACCACAGTTAGTGGTGGATCTGGTTATGCAAGTACAACTCCACCATTTATTGTTGTTGGACTTGGAACTGGATATGAAAAAATGACATATAGTGGTGGCAGTGGAAGTGGATTTAAGGCCTCAGTTGTTGTTGGAACTGGTGGTAGTATCGTAGACTTTAAAGTCGATGATGCTGGCATTGGTTATCAAAACGGAGAAGTTCTAACGGTTGTTGGAATCCCCACAGGATCTGGTGGTTTTAGTCCACATACTATAACAGTCACTTCAATCTACAATGATAGTTTTGCTGGATTTAGTTTCGGTCAATTACTGGAACTTGATAGTTTTGAAGATCAATTTGATGGTAGTCAAACTACGTTTACCCTGACAAAAACAACAGTTAATAAGGATATTATTAACATTGGATCAAATGATACAACTGTAAAACCAGCAAACAACCTGTTGGTGTTCATTAATGATATTCTTCAACAACCAGGTCAGGCCTACGAGTTCAATGGTGGAACTCAAATGACATTTACTGAGCCTCCAAAGGCAGGAAGTAAATTGCAGTTGTTATTCTTTAGAGGTTCTAATTCTGACGTTGATGATGGAACTCCATTTGCCACTATTAAGGTTGGCGACACATTACAACTTGAAAGAAAAGTAAATTCTTTACAACAAAAAGAAAGAAAGGTTACATCAATTACTGGTGTACAAAAAGTACAAACTAATCTCTATAGTGGTGCAGGAATTAATCCTGATAGATCTTTTGTTAGACCTCTGACATGGACTAAACAGAAGAGTGATCTGATACTTAATAATCAGGCACTATCTAAGTCAAGAACAAATTATTCATCCAATATAGTACCAACAACCAATATTATTCAGAATGTAGGATTGACATCAAACTTCTTCTATGTTATTGATGTTTTCCCAATCTTCAGTGCATTGGATAACAGATCAACTAGAAATGAAGTACCTGGTGATTTTGGTGTAGACATTATTGCACAAAATAATGTTGACAGAGCCGATGCAACGGTATCTGTATCTGTTGGAGGAACTATTGTAAGTCCTGTGGTTACGGATAATGGATCGGGATACATCAATCCACCCACTGTTTCCTTTGCCTCATCTGTCGCACAAATTAGAGAAATTGGTAGAACCTGGACACAAAGAACATCATACACGGATGTTAATTATCAAGGAATTGAAAGATTTAATGGAATGTTCGTTGCTGTTGGTAGCACAACAGGTATCAACACTTCTACATCTGGTGTTTCTTGGTCAAATAGTCCAAATTCAACAACATTTGGTGACCTCAATGCCATAGTTGGAATGACAACTCATTTGGTTGTTGTTGGTGCCTCTGGAACATGTGGATTCTCTACCGATGGATTAACTTTCTCTCCTTCTACAACATTTAGAAGACGCAATGTATTCCCTCTTATATTCTGGGATAACATAACAGTCAGCCAAAATATTAATGATGTGGCATTTGGAAATAATATTGGAGTTGCAGTTGGTGCGGCTGGCACAATTATGTTTACCGTGTCTGGTTATGCTGGATTTGGTACTGCTTTTGAAGTTACAACTAAACAATCCTCACAAAATCTTAATGGTGTTTCTGCCAACGGAAATGTATTTGTAACCGTGGGTGATAACGGAACCATTCTAAGATCAACGAATGGTCAAACTTTCTCTGGTGTTTCAACTTCATCTATAACAACCAAACTTAACGGTATTAAGTATGCTGATGGTAAGTGGATTGGAGTTGGAGTTGGTGGAACAATCATCAAATCTGTGAATAATGGATTAACTTGGTCTGTAGTTTCCGCAGGATCTACTTTTGATCTTAATAATATTGATTTTAGAGATAATGTTTGGGTTGCAATTGGCCAATCAGGAATGGTCCTAAATTCCACAGATACAAACACTTGGTATAAGAAACATATTGGATCTGGTAATGACTTCAATGACACTGCATTTGGTGATAACAAACTGATAGCAGTTGGATTGTCATCAAGTATCTATTCCAGTGAGTTTGAAACAGTTTCTGCTGCTGGAACTGCAACCATATCTAATGGTCAAGTTACTGGGATCAATATTGATGAACCTGGTTTTGGCTATAATCCAAATGCAAATGTTGAGGTTCTTATTGATACTGAGCCAGTAACAAAAGAAACAATTTTATCCGTTAGTGTTGAAGGTGACTATGGTGATGTTGTTAGTGTTGCAACTTCATCAACTGGTATTGGTACTGATAAACCAATGGTAATCTTTGAATTAGATTCCGATTCATATCTTGATCAAGCTGCATTTAATAATATTACAAAATCAGGAATTAATACTGGTGATTACTATACAATTTCTAATTCTTTTGTTGGTAATGCTTGCACATCGATTACGATTTCTGATCAAGTGATTGGAATTGGAACTACTTTCTTAGATAATGTTTATAAAGCAGACTTTGTTTCTTCTTCTAATAGTGGAATTGTTACCGTTTACTCAAACGTGAGAAGTATCACTGGAATTGCAACTACTAGTTTTACTCCTAGAATTGGTAAATATAGTTGGGGAAGAGTTTACAACTTCTCCAGAGATTCATTGAATCCAAGGGCATTTGTCGCCCAAACAACCAATGGATTCGCTGGTCTGTCCACATCTCCAGTTGTACAACGTAATCTTCCTTTGAGACAAAACTGGAGTGATCTGGATCAGACAACATAAATAAATCTATAAAAAACTCATAGTAAAATGCCCGCGATTATCTCTGATCAATTTAGGATTTTGAATGCCGCAAATTTTGTGGCTGGTGTGGCTAATACCGCAAATTCATACTATACGTTTTTAGGTCTTCCCAACTCTGGTGATCATGGGTTGGGATATGGAGATGTTGGGCCTGGATATGGAACTACGGACTGGAATACCAACACTCCAGCTCCGAAAGATGGACTAAAACAATATAATGACGTTCATGATACAATGATTGCCCTTAAAAAATTGGGCACTGGTGATGTAAAACGAATGGTTAGAAAGTACACATGGACTGCGGGCACAGTCTATGAGATGTACAAACATAACTACACCAGAGATAATCTTTCACCTCAAACCTCCTCTACCAATCTGTATGATGCAAAATACTATGTTGTAAACAGCCAGTTCAAAGTTTATCTTTGTATTAATAATGGACAGTCTCCATCAAGTCCAACTGGTAGACAATCTTTAGATGAACCAACATTTACAGATTTAGAGCCAAAAGCTGCTGGTAGTTCTGGAGATGGATATCTCTGGAAATACATGTATACCATCAACCCCAGTGATATTATCAAATTTGATTCCATTGATTATGTTCCTGTTCCAAATGATTGGGGAACAGGTGATACAAATGATGTTAAGAACGCTGCAGTTGATGGAAAAATTGAAACTGCACTGATCGTTAATGCTGGTGGTGGATATCAACCAATTTCCACAACATTTAACAATATTCCTATTCTTGGGGATGGAACTGGAGGAAAGGCCTCAATCAGTGTTGATTCACAAGGTAAAGTGAGTAGTGTTACTGTAACAAATGGTGGCGTAGGATATACAAAGGGTGTAATTAATTTCTTCCCTGGTGCTCCTGGTGCCGAAACTGGTGGCCCAATTTCTGGACTTTCTGCAGTTGGTGTTGGAACTACTTCGGTTGCAGAATTTGAAGTTGTTATTCCACCCCCAGGTGGCCATGGATATGATGTGTATCGTGAACTTGGTGCCTTTAGAGTTCTCCTATACTCTAGATTTGAAAACGATTCAGCTAACCCTGATTTTATTACTGGTAATGATTTTGCAAGAGTTGGAGTGGTTAAAAATCCAACTACACCATCAGGGAGCATTCTTCAATCTTCAAGAGCTAGTGCCCTTGTTGCACTGAAACTGAAATCATACTCTGGTGGAGATATTTCAAATACTGTTTACACTGTAGATACTCCAGTCTATCAAACCATCGGAGTTGGATCTACAGCTGTTGGTTATGTTGCAAATTGGGATAGTGCAACTGGTGTTTTAAAAGTTTACAATCCTGTTGGACTAGCATCTACTGCTTATGGATATAGAATGGTGGATTTCACATCACAGATTGGAGTTGGTGGAAGTTACAGTATTAATGGACAAACTTCTGGATCGGTTCTGGGTATTGAAACCAGTTTTGGAACCGCCGCAACTCCAGGCAATGCAACAACCATCGGTAGTGCATTAGTACAGTTGGGTCAAAATTTTGTTGAAGGTGTAGCACCTCCAGAAGTTAAAAAATATTCGGGAGATGTCTTATACATAGATAACAGGGCCGCTATTCAACGTAGTGCCACTCAGAAAGAAGACATTAAAATCGTTCTAGAGTTCTAAAGACATGCCACAAGAGACAAACCTCAACGTAAGTCCTTATTTCGACGATTTTAATGAGGACAAAAACTTTAATAGGGTCCTTTTTAAACCATCCACTCCTGTACAAGCGAGAGAATTAAATCAACTGCAAAGTATTTTGCAGGGGCAAATTGAACAGTTTGGTAAACATTTCTTCAAAGAAGGATCTCAAGTAATCCCAGGACAAGTAGCTTTTGATCCTGCATATCAAGCTGTAGAGTTATCCGATACTTTCTTTGGAATTCAGGTATCGGAATATGTTGATAAACTAGTTGGAAAGGTTATAGTAGGTGCAGAATCTGGTGTTGAAGCAAAAGTAGTAAATTATCTGACACCTAGTCAGTCTGAAAGAGGAACAAATACTTTATATGTAAAATACACAAAATCTGCTGATGATTTTGCAGGTGAAAAGTTTTTAGATGGAGAAAATTTATCTGCAAAAAGTGATATTGAATATGGTCTTTCCAGAATTACAGCAAATAATCCTTTTGCTTCGTGTGTTCCTTCTGGTGCAACCTCAACTGGTTCGGCCGCCGCTATTCAAGAGGGTGTTTATTTCATAAGAGGATTCTTTGTAAAAGTACAGAGTGGAACTGTAGTATTAGATCAATATACAAACAAACCAACAGCGAGAGTTGGATTACTCATCAGTGAAAATGTAGTAACTGCATATCAAGATGATAGTCTGTTTGATAATGCGGCTGGATATTCTAATTTTTCCGCTCCTGGAGCTGATAGATTCCAAATCAAGACGACTCTTATAAAGAAAGATATTGATGATGTAAACGATGAGAACTTTGTAGAACTTATACGATTAAAGAACGGTGTAATCGAAAAGTTTGTAGCAAAAACAGATTATAATATTATCCAAGACGAATTAGCGAGAAGAACATTCGATGAGAGTGGTGACTATTACGTTGATCCCTTCCAAGTAACAGTTAGAGAGTCACTCAATGATAATAGGGGGAATAATGGTGTATATCAAAGAACACAAAAAACTGCGAATGGAGGAACACCATCAAAAGACCTGATGGTTTATAGGGTTTCTCCTGGAAAGGCCTATGTTCGTGGTTATGAGATTCAAAAGATAACATCAACATTAATTGATGTTCCAAAGCCCAGAACAGTAAAAACTGTTGAAAATGGAACTACCATTTTTAATGGTACATCGCAAACTAAATTATTCAATGTACATGGATCTCCTGTTGTTGGTTTTGGAACAACGGCCACTCTTAGCCTTAGAAGTCAATTAACAAATACCAATGGCACCGCAGCTGGTATTGAAATTGGTAATGCTAAAGTTTATGATTTCAAATTAGAAGCCGCAGCATATGCCGATGGTTCCACAAAATATGACTTATCTCTTTATGATCTTCAAACATTTACTGTAATCACGGTAAATGCAGATCAAACACTGACAACACCAGTTCATGTCAAGGGATCAAAGAGTGGAGCGACGGCCTTCCTCAAGAACAATGTATCATCCAGTAAATCATTAACACTTACTGATACGACTGGTATTTTCTTAAAAGACGAATCTTTAATTCTGAATGGAATTCAAGAACCAGTAACCATTACTTCTGTAAGAGAATATGGTATTGGAGATATTAAGTCCTTACACCAAACAGTAGGAATTAATACTTTTACCGCAGATTTAATTCATAACAATATTTTTGATCTGTCTAGTGCAGGGGCAGAGTTTACTATTGCTACAAATGGAACAGTTACTACACCAGGGAATAAGTTTTCTGCTGGTATTAAAACTGGCGATCTTGTAGCGTATAGTGTAGAGAATAAAACTGATATTACATTTAACAGAGTAAGTGCTCTTTCTTCCGATGGATCAACAATTACAATTGTTGGTTTAGGTCAGAGTGTTTCTGGAGTTTATGATGGTGGTTTAACTACCACACAGATAAAAACTAGCGATTTCTACTTAGTAAAACCTGGTATAACAAATGCAGGTCAGGGACAATTAGTAAGTACTCTACCCTCACCATACATTTCAAACGTAAGTTTGGACAATGCATCTATTGAGATTAGAAAACAATATACTCTAAATGTTTCCTCAAATAAGGCTACAGTTTCTGTAAATGATGCAAGTCTTTTCTTCCTTCCATTTGATGAAGAGAGATATAACCTTGTTTACTCTGATGGCACTATTGAATCTCTGACAGATAAAAATGTTGTATTGAACGCAACATCAAAATCTATTTCACTTGTTGGATTGAGTAAGGCATCAGATACTAATGCACTTCTTATTGCATCATTGAAGAAAATTGATGTTCAAGCCAGAACTAAGAATATTAGTAGATGTTCAAAACTGACTGTAAATAGATCAAAATATGAATCTTCTGGTTCAACCAATACTTCAACCAATAATGGATTAACCTACAACACGGTATATGGAACAAGAGTTGAAGATGATGAAATTTCACTGAATGTCCCTGATGGTATAACGGTACATGCAATATTTGAGTCATCTACAACATCTGCACCAACAATTCCATCCATTACACTAGTCAATAAAAGTGCGGACTTAACAGAGGCTATTCAGGGGGAATTTGTAACTGGTTCTACAAGTGGAGCGGTTGCTAGGGTTGTAACGAGAACTGCATCTAAAGTTGAGATTGTTTATCAAAACGAACTTAGATTTGAAGTTGGTGAAAGTGCATTCTTCGAAGAGTCTGGAATTAACGGAGAGGTTTCTATATCCGTTCTTGGTGACAAAAATATTTCTACTGAATTTACATTTGATAATGGCCAAAGACCTGAATATTATGACTACTGCCGATTGATAAGAAATTCAGACGCACAAGAACCACAGAGACAGATTACAGTAGTTTTTGACCACTATGTAATTGATTCTTCTACAAGTGGAGATATTACTACTGTCAATAGTTACCCAACAGACGCATATGATGAGGACATAACATTTATAGATGGTATTCCTGCTACTGACTTAATTGATGTTAGACCAAGAGTCAAAAACTATAATCCTGCTTCTGATACTGATTCTCCATTTGAATATGACTTCCGAGATTTCTCTTCTGGAAGTGTAAACAACATAATTTTACCAGATAGTCCACTAATTCTTGACTACTCATATTACTTGGGAAGAGTTGATAAACTTCTTCTCAATAGAGATGGATTCTTTGAGGTACGTCAAGGAGCTCCTTCAGAAGATCCAGTAGCTCCAGCAGTTCAAGCTAATAGTTTCTTAGTAGCGACTTTATATCATAGACCATATACTAGAAATGCGAGATTTGAAAGTAAATCTAGACTTTCAAATCATAAGAGATATACAATGTTTGATATCTCTAGATTGGAAAAACGATTATCAAATGTTGAATTCTACACTCAATTGTCATTACTTGAAGCAGAGACTTCTAATCTTGTAATCAAAGATCCTGATACAGGCCTTGACAAATTCAAGTCTGGTTTCTTTGTTGATAACTTTACAAGTCATTCTGCTCATGATATTTCAAGTCCAATTTTTAAAGCCTCAATTGATAAGAAAGAAGGTGAACTGAGACCATCTCACTTCACAACAGGTCTTGATCTTCTTATTGGATCTGAACAAGTCGTTGGTATTGGAACAACGGCTAATCCTAATGCAGACTTAACTACTGTTTCAGATTTACAATCAAACTCTCTCCAAAAAACTGGAGATTTGATTACACTCAAGTATACAGAAACACCACTCGTTGAACAAAAATTTGCAACGAGTGTAGAAAATGTTAATCCATTTGCTGTAATTAACTGGGTTGGTGTTGTTGATCTAAATCCAGATTCTGATATTTGGATAGATGAAAAAACACTTGATGTTAATAACGTGGAGGAAGAGGGGAATTATCAAGCCTTCATGGATTCTCTGCAGATTGATCCAAACACAGGCCTGTCTCCTATTGATTGGAACTCATGGGAAGAAACTTGGAGTTCGACTGATGTAACCTCAGAAGACATTGACGTAGAACTTGTTGATAAGAAGAAGAAAGTAGGTAAATGGAAGGGGGGATTCAAGAAGGGTGGTAAAACTACTGGTTCTGGTTTGGCAAAACGCCACAGAAAAATTACTACCACCGAAACTTATGAAACAACTTCTCTAGAAACTACCACCGTCACAACTGGTTTAGAAAAAACTGGTGTTCAGTATAAAGTTACGGAGACATTTGATACCAAGAGTCTTGGAACTAATTTGATAAACACAACTCTCATTCCTTACATGAGATCTAGAAATATTGAGTTTATTTCTAATAGGATCAAACCAAAGACCCAATTCTACATTTTCTTTGATGGTGAGGATGTAACAAAGTATTGCACTCCAAAATTACTGGAAATAACCATGAACAGTGGTGTTTTCCAAGTTGGTGAAAAAGTAACTGGTAAAATGAAGAGTGAATCAAATGATGGTATCTCTCCAGAAATCAGTTTTAGAGTTGCTGATCCAAATCACAAGTATGGATCATATGACAATCCCGAAATTACATATGCAGTAAATCCATATGCACCTTCAACTTCTTTAGGTGAAAACTATTCGGCTACAAGCACTGTACTCAACGTTGATACTGGATCTCTTCAATTACAAGTTCTTGGTGATTACTTTGGATATGTGGCAAAGGGAATGAAGATCACTGGCCAAACCAGTGGTGCCCAGGCAGTAATTAAGGATGTCAGATTGATTACTGATGAGAAGGGCGTTTTAATTGGAACATTCTTTATTCCAGATGGCGTGGATGCTACAACTGCTCCACAGTTTACGACTGGTACTAAGTCATTTAGAGTTACGAGTTCTATTGTTAACTCTTTGAGTCCAACTGAAAATCCATCTACTGCAGAAACGAGTTTCAAAGCCGAAGGTACTCTCAATACGTTCCAAGAAACTATTGTTACTACTAAAAATGCAAAAATTGAAACTATTTCTCATACAGACTCAACAACTGTATCCAATCAGACACAAAAAATTGTTAAAACAGAGTCATTTGAGGAAAAAGTAACCTATCAAAACCAGTGGTACGATCCTCTCGCAGAATCTTTCCAGGTTGTAGACGAGACTGGTGTCTTTATTACTTCAGCAGAAGTATTCTTTAAGTCAAAAGACACGGAAATTCCAGTCACGGCTCAAATCAGAACTATGCAAACTGGTTTGCCAACTAATACTGTTGTTGCCTTTGGTGAAAGAATTTTAGAACCAGAACAGATCAAACTGTCGGATAATGGAAGTGTTCCTACCAAGTTTACTTTCCCATCTCCAGTTTACTTACCAAAAGGTGAGTATGCCTTGGTTCTTCTTTCTGCATCAAATGACTATGAAGTCTTCATTTCCGTAATGGGTGAAGCCGATATCACAACGGCGGATCTTCCAGAAGGAGAACAGACTATCATTTCACAACAACCATATATGGGTTCGTTGTTTAAGTCTCAGAATGGATCTACATGGACTCCTGCACAGTTTGAAGATCTTAAATTCAATCTTTATCAGGCCAAGTTTGTTCAAGGTCCTGGCACTTTGAAACTTTATAATCCAAAACTTGGTGACGGTGTATTGAAGAATGCCGTACTGAAACCAAATCCACTTTCTCTTTCGTCCCAAGAGATTTTGGTTTCACTTGGAGCTACTGTTATCACTAGAGACTTTAGTGTTGGTTCTAGACTTACTCAAATCGGCAATACCTCAGCAAAAGGACATGTTGTTAAATCACTTGGTCAAATAAAGATCAATACAAGTGCAACTGAAGCTGGAG